CAAAATGATCTAACAACATACAAATGGACATTTTATCTTGTTAAGTCAAATATTTGGAATCAACCAACAGTATTAGAAAATGACGACAGTGTAACTAGACAAGGTGATGCAGTTGTAATAGCTGAAAGCGGTGTTGAGACTGCCTTTGCTATTGAAAATATGTTAATGCTGAGTAAACTTGTTGGTGGTACAGGTGCAGTTGGAACATTCCAATTTGACTTGTATGAGCCATATGGATTTACATTTATGGATCGGTTAGTAAAACTACAACCAAATTTTTATGGACAAATGGGATTGCAAAGTGCATTATTTGTTCTTAAATTGGAATTTTTAGGAAGAGATCCTGACACTGGTGTAGAAGTAAAATGGCCAGGAAAGAGTTTTTTCTATCCTTGTACAATACGAGAAATGAAAGGCAATGTTGATGCTAGCGGTAGTAGATATAATATTGTGGCTTTCAATACAAAACAAAGTGCAGAAGCTAATGTTACAGTTGTAACTGATATTAAGTATACAGATGTTGGTAATGTAGAGAGTTTAGCATCCTCATTACAGACAGCATTAAATGAACATGAAAACGATATTAGGAATGGTGGTAGAGATCCTGCAGATATCCCACCAAATGCCACTGCTCAACCTATTAAGCAATGGGAAATTATATTTGCGCCAAGTGCAACAGGACAAGAGTTTAATTTACCCAAAGCCGCATTCAGTAGTACTGAAGATCAAGCTATGGCTGCAATGCTCAGTGCAAGTAATGAAGATCCAAATCTAAGAGATGGTACTGTTGGTAATAATACAAATATGAAAGTATTTTTGGAAAGATTAATAACAGCTAACGTTCCTGAGTTTGCACGTTTTGCAGCAGAGCATCGTGAACAAGGATACAGAGTTCCATATATACATGTTGACACAAACACAGTAGTTGGTGATGGTGTAGACCCAGCAACAAATAATAGACAAGCAACAGAACAATTAATTGTTGAGATTAAATGGACTTATACTAATATTAATAATGATCCGGAAATTGCCAGACAACAAGCCACAAATCCAACATTCCAAAATGGAAGATTTGATGACTTGCCAATTAGCAAAGTGTATAGATACCTGTACAGCGGAGAGAACACACAGCTAGTTAATTTTGACTTGACATTTGATACATATTTCTTTAATGTTAGAGATCCAGGACTAGCTAATACATATGCAGAACCATCTGGAGTTGTTCACCCTGGTGCAGGAGTAGTAAGTAATAATACATCAGCACCAAGAGATATTGTTAATAGTGGACCTATCGGACAAGTTAGAGTTGGTAGATTTTTAAGCGACATTAAAGTTGATCAAGATGACATGGCGATACAAATACCAAGTTATGGCTTTGCTGCTTTAGGTAGTGCAGCACAACAAGTGTCAGACATTAAAAATGGAAATGTTGATACAGTGGATGCGGTTCGTGATGCGGCACTTGTTGGCAGAGACATGGATTTTATGACTGCTAGTTTTGAAATAGTTGGCGATCCATTTTGGATGGGTGCGCCGGGTGCAGTTATAGCAGGAGATCAAGACTTGCTAATTGAATATGCAGATGCAGATACAATGATTGTTTTCATTAATTACCTAGGTAAAGAAGAAATGTATGAAGCTGGATATTCAGGCAAAGCAGATATGGATCTTGTTAGTAGCGGAGTATATAGAATTACAGATATTGAAAGTAAATTTAGTCAAGGACAATTTACACAAATCCTAAAAGGATATAAAGATACAAGAACAACACCAAGTATTGTTAAAAACAAACTGGAGAATATTGGATGAGCGGTTATAGAAACACTAACATAAACAACATGCCAGGCAGAGTACAGCAGGGCGGTAGAGATGGTGTGAATACCATTGCTGGAGTGTATCCAGCAGTTGTTGTAAAAAATAATGATAGTACGATGATGGGTAGAATTGAAGTTCGTATACCAGAATTTGGAAACCCAACATCAAAAGCAACACGTATGATATCATTAGTTTCTCCAATGGCTGGTATTAATAATTTACCAAATGTTGAAGATGATTATAAAACTGATTCAGGTACCGCTAGTAGTTACGGTATGTGGCCACAACCTCCAGCAGTTGGTACAGAAGTATTAGTAGGATTTAGTAGTAGCCGAGAGGAAGGCTTTTATTTAGGCTCGTTTATGAGCAAAGACAGAAATAGCATGATGGGCGGACATGCAAGTACTGAAGCATATGATCCAGATACTGGAGAATCAAGTTTTGGTCCAACACTAGAAAAAAACCCAAATGACGGACAGGACTCAACTACTAGACCTATGAATAGCTTTAATGATGCAAAGTTAAAGCAACAAGGACTTGCAGGAGATCTTGTACGTGGACACAGTCAAAGTACAGCTAGAAGAGAATCTCCAAGTAAAGTTTTTGGTATGACTACAGCAGGCGGACATGTATTAACAATGGATGATGGCGCCGCTGATGGTAGCGGAAGTCAAAATATTAGAATCAAGACTATGAGCGGAGCTCAGATACTAATGGATGATACTAATGATTTTATTTTTGTTTCCAATAGCACAGGCAGTGCATATATTGAAATTGACAGTGAAGGAAATATTGACATGTATAGTGCTAAAAATGTAAGTGTACATGCAGAAGAAGATATAAACTTCCACTCAAAACAAAATATTAACATGCAAGCAGACCAAGGAGTTAATATCAAAAGCACAGGTGCAGAAGGTATAAAAATGGAAGCAAGTGTTGGCGGCATACACCAAACAGCCAAAGATATATGGTCAGTAAAAGGACTCACATCAAACATCACAAGTAACCATCACAAAGAGACAGCAAGTAGGATTGACATGAATGGTCCTACAGCAACTATACCTACTGAAATTACAATGCAAAGTCAAGTAGCAAATAGAAATATCTTAGAGAGTGCAGCTAGTCGTGTTCCAGAACATCATCCTTGGCAAGGTGTAACTGCGGTACAAGAAAGATTTAAAACAGGTGAAGGAAATATTACATAATGGCTGACATTACTTTACCAAATAAACTTACCGATAAAGACTTAGTTGAATTTGAATTATTTACAGTAAAAAATTCAGAATACGTAAACAATCAGATCCCATTAAAAAATTTAGAGGCTAGTGAAGAATTATTAAACTTTATGCTTCGTCAAACACAGTGGCGAGGATACAGTTATGTGGTTCCTGGAACCACTACTACTCTTATTGGATACGGCACTAGTGAAAATTTAAATTCAATATCTGGATTAACAGAAAGCCAAGCATATAGTGATTGGATTTCTAAAGTAAAAAATAGTGAAAAAAAATTAAAAAGACAATTCCCTCTTGACAAACTAACACAATCACAGTATGATGGACTAGTGAGTTTATTCCACACTACTGGTAGTTTCACGAGTGTTGGCTCTGATGTTAGGAAGTTCCAAATTGGTAATTATATCAAACAAGAGGAATGGAATTATGTTGCCACTGCACTAATTAATAGTGGTACTAACAGAGCAAGGCGCCAAGCAGAAGCTAAGATTATTATGCTAGGCGACTATGGAATTTACAAAGATAGAAGTCTAATGAAAGAGGCAGGCATACAGGATATTAGACAACAATATCCAGACGGCTTTGCAACAACAGTATCTAAAAAACAAGCAGAAGTGGTATACTATGCTGAAACAGGATTGTTCCTACCACAATTAACTATGTCTAGAATGAGAGAATTAGTTAAGTTAAATAGCTAAACTAAAAGAAGGAACACCATGTTTTGCCCAGTGTCTTATTATTAAATGCAGATGCTCAACCACTAAGTTACATGCCTTTGAGCACCATTAGCTGGCAGTCAGCAGTAAAGGCAATATTCCAACAAAAAGCCAAAGTACTTGCAAACTACGAAAATAAATTTTTACGTAGCGCAAACTTTTCTATGCCACAGCCAAGCATTGTTATGCTACATGCATATCACAAGCATCCAACCAAAGCAAAATTTACAAGACGTAACTTGTATATTAGAGATAACTTCCAATGTCAGTATTGTGGAGACAAATTCCATTACGGCGATTTGACTATAGATCATGTTATACCTAAATCACGAGGCGGCAAGTTAACCTGGGAAAATAGTACCTCTGCATGTATGCCATGTAATGTTGCTAAAGGTAAACGTATGATTAATCCATTATCAAAACCTCACAAGCCAACTTGGCATGAAATTAACAATGCAGCAAGGAATTATAAGCTATCAATTCCAGATCCAGCTTGGCAGGACTACATTAACTGGCCAGAAGAGCTTTTATCTATAAATTTGCTTCCTGAATACACTTAAAGAAAAAACGTTGATTTTTCTAGATAAATATCTTTATGGACAAGATAATTGGATATACAACAGTAGATCAACTTAGAAGCGCAAAATACCTAACTGATATTGATCTGGCAAAGCAGGATCTAAAGAATCACTTTGGTATTCGTAAAGGTGAGAAGTGGACAAACCCAGAGTTTGGTAGCGACTTGCCTTTATATGTATTTGAACCACTAGACGATTCTACACTTGACTTAATTAACGATGATGTTAATCAAGTAGTAAGCTACGATCCTAGATTTGAACTAGCATCACAGCAAGCAATAGTAAATCGCGATCAACATACTGTTACAGTATTAGTTAAATTAATATACTTACCTACTACTACGCCAACTGATCTTGTACTTAAATTCGATGACGAATTTGGTGAAACAGTAGAGTTTTAACAATGGCACAAAAAATTAGACAAGCAAAATTATTCGCGGCTGAGGATTATACTACTGTATATGAATCATATGTACAGGCGGATTTAAAATCGTACGATTACGATACCATACGAACTGGTATGGTTGAATATATCAGAACAAATTATCCAGAAAATTATAACGATTGGGTTGAGAGTAGCGAATTTGTCGCACTACTTGATTTGATTGCACAGTTTGGACATAACTTAGCGTTCCGTGTAGACTTAAACAGTCGTAACAATTTCTTATCTACTGCAACCAAACAAGAGAGTGTCTTAAAGTTAGCTGACTTTTTAGCATACCAACCAAAACGAAATGTGCCAGCATTTGGTTTGCTAAAACTCGTAAGTGTAAAAACTAACGAAGCAGTTATTGGTAGTGATGGTTCGAGCTTAGGCGGTAAAGAAATCCGTTTTGAGAACACCAGCTCTCCTGATAACATTGATGACTTTACGGCTGTTATTAACAGTGTGTTTAATAAAAGTAATCCTTTTGGTAGCCCACAAAAACAGTCAATTATTGACGGCGTAATGACAGACTTTTATGCACTAAACAACACAAATGATCAGGTATACTTTTCATTTAGTGGTGCAGTTCAAGGCATTTCAAGCTCGTTCAACGCAGTTAGTGTTACAATAGAAAATGGACAGCTTGCAGAAAATTCACCAAATCCAAACGGATCATTTAACGTTGCATATAGAAATGATAACCTAGGTATCACAAGTAACAATACCGGGTTCTTTATGGGCTTTAAACAAGGACAATTACAATTTAAAGACTTTGAAATTACAGACACTATTAGTAGTCAGTCTTTAGATGTTAATATTTCAAATATTAACGAAAGTGATGTTTGGGTACAAACAGTTACCAGTGATGGCGAAGTTCTTAAAAACTGGACTAAGGTAGATAAAAATGTTATCTACAATACAGTACCTTCAGGTGTACGTGATGTGTTTGCAGTTAAAACAAGAGCTACTAATCAAATTAGTATTATGTTTGCAGATGCTGCTTTTGGTAATGTACCTTCAGGTATTATACGTGTTTGGTATCGTACAAGTGCCAATGACACTTATGTACTACGTCCAGATGATATTACCAACAAAAAATTTAGTATACAGTATACAGGTGCTGATGGCAACCCATACACAGTTGTTTTTGAAGGACAGCTTAGACAAAGTGTATTAAACGCAAGTCGTAGCGAAACTGTTTCTGAGATAAAAGAAAACGCTCCTCGCACCTTTGCATCACAAAATCGTATGATTACAGCAGACGATTATAACAGTTTACTGGCAACACAAAGTACATCAATTAAGAAAATTAAAAGTATAAACCGCACACACAGCGGACACAGCCGTTATTTAGATATTAAAGATCCAACAGGTGCATACAGTAACTTACATCTTTATTCATTAGACGGTGTTCTTACTAGAGAACAAATTACAAAAGAAAAAACAAGTGCTTCTAGAACACCAAGTAGTGTGTTTAGTAACTATATTGTTCCTATGTTAAATGATGATGAAGTAATTAACTTGTATTATGATTTACACAGAAATCAATTCAATGCACTAAAAACAACCGATGCTGCATTTAACACACTAACATGGCAGGCGGCGAATGGTATTGAAGGCACAAGTGGTTACCTTACAGATGCATCTAACAATATTGCTAGAACAGGATTAGTAAGTTCAATTTATTCAAAATATATTAGAGATGGTGCTTTAGTAAAATTTACAAAAAATAGTAAAACAGTATGGACAAAAGTATCAAGCATCTATAATAATGGATTAGGTGTTGACGATACAAGTGGTGCACCTACTGGGCTACGTGCAAATGGCGACGGTGCTATTATTACAGACAGTGTTATTCCTAATGGATCGTCTGTAGAAATTATTTACCCTGCAATTAATAGAACATTTACAAGTGAAGAACGTTTTGCTATTAATACATTCTTAACTGCAAAAACTGACTTTGCTCTTACATATGATTTTATTAACGGCGGATGGAATATATTAGAAACACCGACAGCAAAAACATCGGCGTTTGATATTATATCTTTCTTTAGTACACCAAATAATAATTGGATTTTACATGTAGATTTTGACACACTAGTAAATTATGGAAAATATAATATTACTACTCGTGTTTCAAGATTTGTCTTAGAAAGTCAATTAATTGAGTTTAGTAATATTAATAATCAAGAAAAATTAGAAGAAGAAAGTAAAAAAGCAAGTCGAGATCAAATTGAAATTATTGACTTAGGTGCTGGTACTACTGGTAACTTCTATGTTTATGGATACACATTCCAAGGACTAAACGGGCAGCAAGCTGGCGTTTATAATCCTAATCGTGTTATATTATCACTAAAAGATAAAAATAAAGATGGACGTCCAGACGATCCAGATGCAGTATATAATATTTTAGGAAACAGTTCAAGTTTAGTTGATTTAAGAATTGAATGGAAACATATTCCAGATAAGAATGAAATTATTGATCCTAGCTTCAGTAATATTATTGACACATTTGTATTAACAACATCTTATGACAGCAATTATAGAAATTGGTTAAAAAATAACGACAAAACATTAGAGAGTGAACCTAACCCACCAACAATGGACATGTTAAATTCACAGTTTGGTCAGTTTATGGATAAAAAAGCAATGAGTGATACTATCATTTATCGCCCAGTAAAATATAAAGTTTTATTTGGTCCAGAAGCAGAATCAGAACTACAAGCAAAATTTAGAGTTGTTAAATTACCAAACACAAGTTTAACAGACAACGAAATTAAAAGTAAATTAGTAGATGCAATTACTGAATTCTTCCATATTGATAATTGGGATTTTGGTGAAGAGTTCTTCTTTACAGAATTAGCAGCACACGTACACCAATCATTAGCTGGTGTAGTTAGTAGCTTTGTAATTGTACCTATGAGTTCAGACAGTGTATTTGGAGATTTATTCCAGATAACACCACAGACAGACGAAATTTTTATTCCAGATGTGAGTATTTCAGATATAGATATCATTACAGATGCAACACAAGCAACAACGGTTTAAGGTAAAAAAATGAGCAAGTATAAAAGTAATAAGCCAACTACACCAGGTAGGAAAAAACGTGCAGGTAGCTATAAGGGTACTGAAATTAAAAGTAGTGACTTTTTACCAAGTGTTTTCCAAACTAACGTAAATAAATCATGGCTTAATGCAACCTTTGATCAAATGATTAGTAAATCAGATCTTAAAGATATTGATGAGCTAGTTGGTACAAGGGATGGCAGATACTTTGATAAAAATGACATTTATATGACAACATCTGAACATGATGTACGTGGTGTAAAGCAATTTGAACCAGCAATTGTAAGTAGAGACAAATCAAAAAATCTAACTAACCTTATAGGCATAGACGATATTTCAAACTCTATAAATGTTGATTTTGATCAATATAATTATAATGCCGCTTACCAAACTCGTGCTTCAACATTCTTACCACCGATTGATGTTGATAAATTTATTAACTATGGACAATATTATTGGATAGAAAATTTACCAGTATATGAAAGTTTTAATACAAATATCACATATACAAACGTTGTAAGTGAAATTAATGGTGAGATTGAATATACATTCAAAGACGATGAGAATGAGTTCCCGTTAATGGATGGTATGATTATAGAATTTACCGCAGGTTATGGACAATGGGATGGCTGGCAGTTCTTAGTAACTGGTGTTGGTGATTTTATTAAATTAAGACCATATAGATCTAACACAGGAAAAAATGAATGGAACGCACTTACATCTTACAATGGTGCAATACGAGGATACTGGGACAAGGGTGATGTTAAGCTATATGAGCGAGGTGCTATTTCTCAAGACTTATGGGATTATATTAAAGACCACAATGCAAATAAAACATTACCATTATTAAAACTTAGAGATACTGGATTAGTTAAAAAAGTAAATCCTGATGGCACATCTGTAAATGGTGTAGACACATATATTAGCGGCAGAGTAATTGCTCGCTTTGATGAAGATTGGAACTTTCAAAACAGCACAGGATCATATCCTTTTGCTAAAAACTTCCAGCCTTCTAATTTAGATGAATATAAAGTGTTTATTATTGATACAGACACAGATGGTGATATTGAAGTTACATGTATTATTGACGCAAGGCTAACTTCTAATAATGAAATAGAACAATTTATTCCAAGCAACATTAATAAAGAGTTTGCGATGATTGCAGAGAATTTAGAAAACTATGACATCATTGGTTGGGACAACGACTTTAAACTTAATTCTGAAAAAGATTATATTGTTATTGACAGAGCAGACCCAATTGCAAGTGCATGGAGTCGTGTTAATATGTGGATACACAAAGAAGCATTATTCACTATTGCAGCAATGACAAATACATCAGACCAATATCTACTAAACAGAAAAGATTTTCAAGCCAAACGTCCTATTATTGAATTTAATAAAAACATGTGGCTAACAAATCACGGCTATAGTGAATACAAATATGACTTTGTATGGCAAGGTAACATTGATTTTATTATGTTAAGTAAAACAGTCGCAGAGGCAGAACTTTCTGTAGGAACAACATTTGTTGTGGTTGGTGACGATAAAGTTTATGAAGTAACTGCAACAGGTAGTCAAGTAAATGCCACACTTACAGCTGGTGACACAATGTTTATTATGTCAGGCGGCATACAGTCGCTTGTTGACAAATATCAATACCAAGACGTATGGTTCACTGAAGATGGTGAATTTATGGTTGCGCAAAAAAAGAAGCGTGTAAACTTTGCACCTTACTTTAAGTTGTATGATGAAGATCAAACTTTATTATCAGACACAAACAAATACCCTAACAGTACTGATAGAGGAAGTAAAATATTTGGATACAAACCTGGTACAGGTAAAAAGGATCCAGAGTTAAATTTTGCATTAACATATCAAGATACTGGATTTAAGGCAGAGATTGTATTTGAGAATTTTTTAGATAATACAGAAGTTACATACAGCAAAACATTATCTTCAGGAAGCCAATTGGCTGTACAAAGTAATATACCTGGATACTATTATTACAAACAAGGCATACATTATAAGTCAAATTATCAGACAAGTTATAAGCCTATTGGATCTTTAACTGATTACCAAGTTGTTGTTAGTGACCCAAGTGTTGCATTAGAAATTCCAGTAGGTAGTGACTCATGGGAAACAAATAAAGAATTCTTATTTTATGAAGCAGACGATTGTTTTGCAGTACGTGAGCTTTATATGAAAGGTATATATCATGATTATGGATACCTAAAGCCACAGCTTATTATGCAACGAAATAAAAAATATGAATTCCATGATCTAGTTGGCGATTTAGAAATATATGATAAAGATTATAATGTTGAAACAAACTACACAACAATTAGTTTAACAGCACCATATACATATGACATTGAGTTTGACTCAAACGCAAATGATTATTATTACTATGGTTGTCCTCATTTAGGCACTGGAAGAATTATTGTTGTTGATGATATTAATCAAGTATATCATAAACTTTATATTGATGGTAAATTTGTACCATGCAGTAAGTATACCATTACAAACAACCAAATTATTGTGCCAAGCACATTATTAGAAACTGATAGTGTAGTTGATGTACAATATTATACAAGTGAACTTCGTTACACATTGGATACTGAAATTCCAGAAGTACACAAGCACAATGCTACAAACGAAACTATTGATACTTTTACATTCAGTGAAACATTGGATCACTGGAAAAGCATTATTGAAAGTGCAGTAGAGTTTGACGGGCAAGGCGATGGTAATAATAACTCACACCGCAAGTTCAGTGTACAAACAAATGGCGGTACAATATTTAGACATGATGATATTAGTGTAATGCAAGACATTACATTAAGTGAAGATTCATTAAATGTATCAGCTGGGCTAGTTGAACAAGGTAGAGAATGGGATAACTTTAAACAAAGATTTATTGCTCAAGTTAAAAAATTATATAAACAACAAAGTTGGTCAAGCGTTAAAGACATTGTAAACCAAGCGGTTGATAATATCACAGTTACACGCAAAGGCACATTACTGCATGCAGATAGTAATATGATATACACTGGAGAAGAAAACTTTGATCGTATCGAACTTACAGGTAACAACCAAACTTTTACAACCAAATTTACATTTAACTCGGATAGAACTAAACAAGATCATTACTACATATATCTAACAGATGATAAAAATGGTCTAGGATATATGACTACTCGAATTTTACATAAAGATTCAGACTACACAGTTAACGGAAGTGAAATTACTTTACTAGTAAATGCAATAGAAATACCAAGCCAACTTCCATACGTAACAGTTTACTATCACGAAATGGACAAAGTAAGTCACGTACCTGCAAGTATGACAAAACTTGGATTAGAATTTCCAAGATTTATCCATATTGACAACGGCAAGTTTGTAGGACATGATGGTGCAATGATGCAAGTAGGTAATCAAAACTTTGACTTGTATAATATGAATAGCCAAACTTTTGATCCAGTAGTTGCATGTTTATGGGATCTTGAAACAAGAATTTATAACAACCTTGCTGAAACAGAACATTATATTTCAGCAAACAAATACTTACCAAGTCAACACAGAGACACCTGGTATACACTAAACGATGTTAATAACTCTATGGAAAAATATTTCCGTAAATGGATGAACAAGAATAATATCTGGAATATTGATAAAGAAGATGAATATGATCCTGCAAATTCAAATACTTGGAATTATAATTCAATGGACTTGCATGGACACATGGAGCACCTTACAGGAAATAAACTGCCAGGATCGTGGCAAGGAAATTACATCATCTTATTCGGTACAGAGCGTCCAGATTGTATGCCTTGGATAATACTAGGCTTTGCTTGGAAGCCAGCTTGGTGGGATGACCATTATAGTTGGACTGATCCAATCAAACGTGCTAGCTTAATAGAAGCACTAAGAACTGGACAACAAAAAATGATCTGGCATAACTTAGGTGTGTCAGAACAAAGTGTAGCACATGCTCGTTATTATTGGGATTGGGATAATCATTGTCCAGTTAAAACAGACGGCACATTAGAGGATCCAGAAGTTGTACTAGGTACACCAGATCCTATTGATGCCGCAGTACCATTTGAGTGGGGAGACTATGGTTATATCGAAAGACGTTGGAGACATAGTGGTGAAGGTATTGGCGCATTAGTTGGTTCAATTGTTAAACTAAACAGAACAAAGGCGTGGACAGACTTCTTCCAACCAGGGTTTATTGTAGACAAACACAGCTTAGTGAACAACAAAAGAATATCTCCTAGTGCATTACATTACCATGGCGGATTATATGGAGAGACAGTTAAGTCTATTAACGTAATTGATAGCTCAACAGGGTTAGGTACAAATAGCACAGTAGATATCATATCACCTGCAAGTTCATTAGGCGCATCAGCAATAGCAAATGTTAATGCTTCTGGAGAACTTACACATGTTTCATTAACAACCAGAGGTAATAACTTTGATCAGGATGCAGCCAAACATGTTGAGAATGTTGGCGGGCAAACGTTTAGTTATGCAAATGTTGATATGGTAAAGCAAGTTATACCTTTCCATGCTAATGGTATTAATGTAACACAATTAAATAAAATTAAAAGAAATAATGAGAGCATTGACTTAGAGCAACTATACAAAAGTATAGACACACAGTTGCTAATTAAAATGGGCGGCTTTACTGATAAGTCATTATTAAACATTCAAACTGAGAGTGGTATAAGCGGCGCATTTAAAATTAATGACAATGATTATGAGATTGTATTACTTGAAGGTAAACCAACAAGAGTAGATGTAGCAAGCCAAATTTACATTGAAAAATTAAGTCAAGGTTTCCGTATAAAAGGTATCAGTAACGCACAACAGCGTTTTACTTTTAATGAGCCACTTATACAAGGTGCTAATGCATACAAAAATCTAAAGCTAGATAACAACGGTGTAGTTAGACAATATACCAAGCACAGTGCAAAAGAAAGTTATATTGAATATGGTGCAGTACTTTCAAGAGTACAAGACACATATAATTTTATTAGAGGCTATGATCACTATTTAAAATCAAGAGGTGTACTAGCAACAAACGATATTGGTAGCTCTGCATTTGGCTTTGCAAATTGGACAACACATGCACAGATTGGCGAAGTATATATTATTGACATCGGTTCAGGTGTTGGTTACCAATCAGACCATGGACACATTTTAGAATTTGGTGCTGCTCCAGAACATCAAAACGAATTATTAGACCCGCAAGGTAAAAAGATTGAAGCTGACGATTTAAGAGTAGTTAGAACTGAAAACCAACTTAGAGCGATTACAGCTGATGGCAGTTTAATAGGCTCAGCAGGATTTTCAGAAGTAGATTACGAACATGGATTGTTACTGTCAAATAAAACACAGTTTAACAGTACTATTTTTGATGACATTTCAAATGTTAGACATCAACGCTTACACATTAAAGGCAAGCGTACAGATGGCTGGAAAGGTCATAAATCTGCAAAAGGATATATCGTAAAATCAAATGGAATTAATCCAAACTTTGATTCTAGTGTTAACCAAATAGACTACTATTATAAAACAGATATTAAAATTGACAATAGCGACATTAGTAAAATGGAAAAACTTACTAACGGAAATATTGATAGGGACTGGAGCAAAGGATTTAATTTAAGCGACAATGTATTAAGTAACTTCTATCGCGAAATGATTAAAGACAGAGGTACTACTGGTATTGCAACAAAGCTGAATCGTAGTACATTAATTAATTTAGGAAACAGTAACCTTACTACCAAAGAAGAATGGATGTTTAGAAATGGTTACATGGGTGATCCAACAAGAAGAAAAACAACAGAGATTGAATTAAAAAGATCTAACAATGCAAGTGACATTAGACTGATTGACTTCTTTAATGATTCACCAGTTTATGTAAACAATGAGATACAAGTAGACTTTCCAAAAGTTACAATGGAAAAACAATACCCAATGTTTGCGGGTGATTGTCTAGAAACAGAAGTTGATTACGTAGTACCAAAACTTCCTGATTTAGATACACTATATGATTCATTAGCAGACTATGCTAACATTCCAACATGGAATGGTACTACTAGTTACAAACGTGGCGACAGAGTTAGACGTAACGGTATGTTACTAAAATGTAATACTAACTTTATTGGATATACAAGTGAAGTTTCAAACAATGACCAGACAGGTAGTGTAAGTAACCCAACATTTAGCTTCCGTCAAAGTGGAACACCTAGTGCAGTTATTGATGGTGTAAGTGTTTACTTCAATAAAACTACAACATTGTATAGTGCAATTGCTGTAACTGGATCAAATCAATCAGTACAAAGTCCTAAAACATTAAACATTGACAATACATCAGTTAGCTTAGTAGTAACATCACAACAACAAATTATTGATACAACACAACCGTTTTCAGGTAACCCACATGTAAATTCAAATGCGTTAGGTACTGGTACAGTTATCGTTGACAATTATGGAAAAACTTTAGAGATTGAAGGCACAACAATTAACCTTTGGGATCCAGCAGATGAAACACCAACAGTAACAACGACACCAAATCCAGATCAGTCAGAAACTATTACTGGCGATTCTACAACAACAGTTTGGCCATTAACAATACCAGCTAACGTTGATACTGTCACTGTTACTGTACCAGCAGGATATACTGAAGTGGTTGATCTTGTTAATGCAGAAGTTACAATTACACCAGCATTGCCATCACCACCTGATGCAGACTCAGAAGCTACAGTAACATATACAATTCAAGATACTGTTACTAGTGGGCCTCCTATTACAGGTGTTAATATTGATGCAGATGATGTTGTTGCATTTATTACTGCGGCAAACATTCCAAATGTAACAGCTCAAAAGGATAGCAACGGTGTTATCTCAATAATTAAAAACGTAAACGGAAACACTACTGGTGCATTATTTGTAAGTAACGGAACAGCAAATGCAGATTTAGGAATAGCTGCAGGTAGTTTCCCACCAGCAGTAGATAATATTACAGTAAACGAACCTATTAGTACAGCAATTGCTCGCAACTTAATTAATGCAGCAAGTATTCCTAATGTAACAGCTTCACTAGATGCAAATCAAAATCTAGTGCTTACTAAAATAATTGGTAGCTCTATTGACCCATCACAAGACACATTAGATATTAGTGGTAATGCTAACTTAACATACGGCTTTCCAGTACAAACCGGATATCCTTCATCTATAAGACAGGATTCAAGTACTGTATCAGATGCGAGAGATTTTATTAACAGCGCCAATATTCCAGGCATAACTGCAAGTGTAGTACAAAATGGAAGACTAGTTGTACAAAGTTCTAATGGTACACTAGTTATTGGAGACAACACCGAGTTACAAACTGAAGCAGGTATTAATGCAGGCACATACTATTCATTATCAACGCCAGTTGAAAATGATTTTAATGACCAGAAAACGTTCTGGGATGTAGACAGTTTCAATGATCCAGCATTGTTTAATATTTTTGTATTAGATGACACTGATTATGAAAAAGTTCAAACAGACAGTATTGACAGTAAGTTTTGGGATTGGAATGTATTATCAGTTCAAGACTTTGGACTATACACGTTTGACGAAGGAAAAACTGAATGTAGTATTTGTGCAGGTGTAGATAGCCCAGAAGGTAACGATGCTCGTGTTACAGTACAAAAAGCACACAACCTTGAAGTTGGTGATTATGTAATGCTAGTTAACACTACTACGCAACCTAGCTGTGATGGTATACACAAAGTTACACGTGTTGGTGATATTACAGAGCCTAATAGCTTCTATATTGATATGTATATTGAAGATTGCGGAAGTTCGCCATCAGTATTTGTTTTACGTAACTCTAGATTCTTTAGAACAAACGACAGAACAGCAAGTGTTAGCAGTGATTATTATAATCCAAAATTACAAGAGCTGGCTTGGACATCTAGAGATGGACAAAGTCGAGTAAGTACAAGTGTACACCGCTGGGCTGGAGGACAAGGCTATAAACCAGTGTCTGGTAGATACAGCAATAAGCGTATTACACATACCAAAGAGTCTGGATATAACAAAGTAATCGGTGCATCAATTTATGATGGACGTAAGCAATCAAGTTTAGTAGATTTAGAAATTTATGATCCAGCAAGAGGATTATGGCCTGGTGTTGCTATGCGTGAGTTAGATAACATTAGTGAATATGATTTAGCACAGTATACTAACAGTACAGATTTATTATTCGAAGGCAACGAAAGAAATGCATGGGGCGAAGAAAGAGTAGGTACTACTTGGTTTAATACTTCGTCAATCAACTATTGGGATTATGATCAAGGTGATTATAATTACAGAAAAGAGCATTGGGGTAAACTAATTACTGGCAGTGTTGTTGAAGTTTATGAATGGACCAAGTCATCAGTACCACCAGACGAATATAAAAATGCAGTACTTGAAGGTAAAGAAATTTATGGCACAGTTGCCACTGGTGAAGTATTTAAAGAGTTTGATGCAAGTGTTGGTGAGGACATTTATTACTATACACAGGATCAAATTTGGAACGATTCTACAAGTGACTATGATGTTGTTTATTATTTCTGGGTTAAAGAAAAACTATATGTTCCAAACACAGATAGAATTTATAGCACACAACAGCTAGCAACCATTCTACGAGATCCAACACAAGCTGGTATCGCTTGGATGGCATTAGTAGACAGCAAGCAAATTATTATTGCTAACGCACAACACTATCTAAATGACGATACAGTGTTGCAACTAACATACGAGTCAGAAATGAATCACAACAATTGGTTCATCCTAAATGAAGGTACAGATACAATTCCTGAGTACTGGTTTGTAGGACTTAGAGACAATGTTACTGGATTGCAAAGTGGTTATGATAGAGAATTACCAAATGAAACATTGCACCCATATAATAGATTTGGTGATGATAGAAAGATTGGACAAACTTGGTATAAAGACAAATATGAAACTAGACGCCAGGCACTAAGTGTTGCTAACCGCATGCTTAAAGAAATGAATTTATTTGAAGACTTACCATACAAGTGGGATAGAACTCTTACAGATAAAAGTAGAATTATTGACTTTGGTGTAAATGCAGATCTAGTACCTGAGTGGATTGCATCAACATCATATACTATTGGTGACAGAGTAATTTCTAATAGGATTGTATATGAAGCATTAAGTTCATTTACAAGTGGTACAGACGAATTTATTGATATTAATACTAATGACTGGGTAATGATTAGTCAACTATATGATATGACTAGAGTTTGGGAGTATGCAGATTACGTACACCCAGCACACCCAAGTTATAAACGTGCAACAATCTTAGTTGACAACAGAGTACAAGCATTGGCAGTAGATCCAACACAGCACCAAACTGTTGGCATTAATATCTACAATGCATCAAAGCAATTAGATGAGAGTGAAATATTTAATTGGATTAACGATAAGTGGATACTAACACACAAGAGAAATGCTACCATAGAGTTTAATGACTTTATTAGTAATAAAGATAACGACATGGGTTGGGATTTTGGATCATGGGATCAGGGTGGTTGGGATCAGAACACAGCTATCTATGCATACCATGTTATTGAAGCCTTACGCAACGATATATTCATCCAAATGCATAAAGATAACTTTAACAAGTTCTTCTTTGCAATGGTAAAATATGCAATTAGTACACAAAAACAGGTTGACTGGGTATACAAAACAACGTATATTCAAGCAGAAATAGAAAACAAACTTGACGAACAACCAAAGGTATATAAAAAGAATACAGTAAATGAAGTTGTAGGATATTTGGAATCAGTAAAACCATTCCATACTAAAGTAAGAACAGTGTTTGATAAGTATACAGTAGATGAGAATTTAAATTTAGCTATAAACGATTCGCACATCTTTAATATTACAATCGACTCACAGCAATTGGATCCTAAAGAGACATTCCAAATTGAGTACTTAGGAGATGAGATTTCACTGGACTTTGGTGGCGATACCGAAGACACATTCGCCGCACCATCATTTACAGACACAGCATCAACAGACACACTAACAGGTGGTGGATTTAATAACAGTTATGATTGGTCACTTACTGGAACAGATGTTGGTGCTGTTGGTAGACGCAGAGCAATATATTATTTCGATACACAAGAACATTTAAGTGTTCGTGTATTAACTAACACAGCAGGTAACACTGTTGATGCAGATAGCCGTACATATCAATATCTGCAAGACAATAATGGGTATATAAGTGTATATGCCCTAGAGGATGCAATGACTGCAACAGTAGATGCCGACACAGAAAGTGACGACACTAGCATTATCCTATCGGTAGGCGAGGGACTAAAGTTTATTCCGACAGGAGGCTTTGCATTAATTAATAATGAAGTTCTACAATACGGCAGAGTAGACGGTGACACACTACTTGATGTCACACGTGGCGAGTATGCCGCAAAAATAGTATCAGGAGATACGATTATAGATGTAACAAACAATAAACTAGATACAATTGAATCAATTATAAGAGATTCTTCTCTAAGATTAAACGAGATTGGCAAGAGTATACTAGATAATACAAGTTCAAGCCTTGATGCAAAAACATTACAAGCTAATGGCCAAGGCACGGCCTTTTAAGTATAAATACTACTAGGAGAATATTATGAACAACAAACAAATAGCTGACTACGCAACAGCAGGTATCGACGGTCATGTTCTTGTAAAAGATTATGAAACTGGAGAAATTCTGTTAGACAAGCACAATGCCATTAACTATGTTAATATGGCAGTTGCTCTTGCCAGCTTGCTAGCTAATGAGTTGGAAGAAGAATCAAATGCAACATGGAACATTACAAATATTGCTTACGGTAACGGAGCAAGTACTGTTGATGTTTCAGGAAGTGTCGCATATAAAACACCAGACGTTCAAACAACAACGGGTGAACTATACAATGAGACATATAGAAAGTCTGTTGCAGATGTTGACTCTGAAAACAAAATTGATGTAGTAAAATACGCAGGCAAAACATTTGCTGATGTTGTTGTTACAAGTACACTAGATTACGCAGAGCCAGCAGATGCTGATACTTTAGACCAAGCATCAGATTTTGCTGACGATTATATTTTTGACGAACTTGGATTAGTTACAGACAGTGGTCATTTCTTGACTCACATTGTCTTCCATCCAATACAAAAAAGTATGAACCGTAAAATTCAAGTAATCTATACATTAAGAATTAGCGCAGGAAGTTAAACATGGCATATACAGTAAATCACAAAGATCCAGCAAACGGCCAAATCATTGTTAACGACGGCACACTAAACACATCAACAAGTTTAACCTTAGTAGGTAAAAACTTTTATGGGTATGGTGAACATATTGCAGAGAACCAACTAGGGCTTCTTGAAAATTGGGCAAGCGGTACAGCACCAGCTAACCCAGTACAAGGGCAATGGTGGTATGACAATAACGAAGCCGAAATGAAGTTTTACGATGGTAACAAGTGGGTTTCAAGTCCACATCACGTTATTGGTCAAGAGGATATTCAAGACGCTACTGGTGCAGATAAACCAGTAACAAAAATTAAAGCAGATTCAGGAAACGGTTCAGAAACTATTGCAGTAGTAAGTGACGTTGCATTTAATGTAAATGCAAATGATCCAGAGTTTACAGGCTTTACGGCGATTGGTGTAGGTATTACACTAGCCGCAGGTGCAAAATTATTTGGTACAGCAACAGAGGCATTATATGCTGACCTTGCAGAAATGTATTCAAGTGATGCAGAATATACACCAGGCACAGTGGTAAAAATTGGAGGCGAGGCAGAAGTAACACAAACTACTGACGCTTTTTGTCCGGAAGTTTTTGGCATTGTATCAACTGAACCAGCACACTTAATGAACAGTGCATTAGAGGGAACAGGTGTAGCAGTTGCATTAGAAGGTCGAGTACCATGTAAAGTTATTGGACCTGTACGTAAAGGACAACGACTTGTGTCAAGTGAGACACCTGGAGTTGCACGTGCAGTAAGTGACTATGAACGTCAAGAAGCCTTAGATTGGTATCGTATCGTTGGTAGAGCTTTAGCTGATAAAACTACAGAGGGTGAAGGCCTATTAGAAGTTGTTGTAGGAGCAAAGTAACATGTCTCTTACACCGCGTCAAGTTGGAGAAATAATTACAGCAGAACAGTTCAATGAACTGATTACCGAGTACCAAAAGTACTGGGGTGATAATTATCCAGCGAGTACATTTACAGATGCGGATAACACTACACACAGATTTGGTTGGGGCATTGCTCCAGTAGATGCACCAGTTGCTATTGGTGTTCTTATTGAAGCTAATCACATCAACAAACTAACAAGACAAGTTAACGCTGGATTATATCATATTGATGAAACCAGTAGCTTAATTGGTACATATAAAAATGTAGGCGATGTTGTAACTGCACAAGCCTATAATGAAATAATCAACAAACTAAACTTTATTGATACTAATCGCTTTGGCATTAATAGTATTGATATTGATGACCAGGGCGGAGTTATACTTGAAGATAACCTTACAGGTTCTAATCCTCTTTCATGGACAGACTATGCTCAAGTTGGAGTAAAAGCTACATTCACAGATTACACTGAAGCTAGACACTTCTTTAATAGTGGAGGTACAATTACATTTAACCTTGACGCAACACCAGGTACTGTAATTGATAACTATTGGGATTATATGTTTAATGCTATTAGTGAAATTAGATTTGGTGCAATACAAACAGCAAACGTAGGTGGTGCTGCACACAGACTTACTATACCACGTGGATTTTATAATATTAGACCAACACAGCAATGGACTAATATTTTTACATACCACGGATACATTGCTAGTGATAAAGATACATTCGGCATTACTACAGGTGATGCATATGGTGGATACGGCGGCTATGGTGGTTATGGCGGTTACAATGCAGACAGACTACTGTTGCTACAAGCAAGAGGTGAAAGCGATGCAAACGGTTTCCATCTTGAACTTAGACTAATTGTTAACGAATTACCACAAACACAAGGCTCAGTTGTACAAACTGAAATGGAATTGGATGTTGGTTTTATTAGACCTATCCTAAGTCCTTCTAATTCAGTAATGGCTACCAGTACAGGATCATATATGAAAGATCCACTAAACACTCCACCAGCTTATGAGTACCAATTTCTTGACAGAAATGGTCCAGTTTTAACATTGCTAAATACGTGGCAACAGTTATAAAACCGTTGACTTTCCTATAAAAATAAATTATAATCGTTAAAAATAGAGGAGTTTTGTATGGACGAGCGTCTGGAACGGGCATTGGCCTTTAGTAACTATAGTGTTACAGTAAACAATCAAAAGGCAAACTTAAAGAACAGATTACACCAAGTACAAATCGTACACCATGGTGGCGGTGTATTTAAAGCAAATCATGAAACTATTGCATTTGTCAAGACACTAATTGACTTGGAAAATGAAGATGCAATTATATTAGATTCTAAAGAGAACACGATACCAATTAAAGACTTAAATCTTTTCTTGGAAAAACTTGTCACAGCATATAAAGACGGTATTGAAGAATACGACAGAGAGATGCAAAAGTTAAAGCGTAGCCGAAGCGTTAATAAAATTATGGACATGTAATGGCAAGATACGAACAAGAAAAAGGCGTATGCTTTTTTGCTTACAATAACGAACAAATTGACTATGGCGCACTAGCTATACTAGCTTCTAGACAAGTTAAACAGAAGCTAGGCTTACCGGTATGCTTAATTACAGACGAAGGTACTGTTAACTGGATAGAGCAGAGCCGTGGTGTAGACCTAGTTAATGAGTCGTTTGATTATATTATTTCCAAAAATATTGAACATGCAAAAAATGAACGAGGACATTATGATAGTCCATGGAGTTCATTTAAAGCACCATTTAAAAACAGCAACAAACATTTTATATACGACTACAGTCCTTTTGAAAAGACTCTATTACTTGATATAGACTATTTTGTTAACAGCGACTTTTTATTACCATGGTTAGATGTTCCTGGTATTACAATGTATAATGATAGCCTTGACATACAAAATAGACAAGCAAAGCCTGGAGAACAATATCTAAACACTAATGGCATACCAATGTGGTGGAGTACTGTTATTGCATTTGATAGAAGTGCAGACAGTAAACTATTTTTTGAAACGTGGGCTCATGTAGCTGATAACTATAGCTACTATCAAATGTTATACAATTTTCCAGGATCATTATTTAGAACAGACTATTGTGTTAGTGTAGCTACACACCTAATGAATGGTATGATGCCTGGTGAAGTAATTAATAACTTCAATGTTCCTATGATAAACATGGAACAAAAGGATGAACTGTTTAAAGTAAAAGATGATTACTGGTACTTCCTAAGTAACAACAGAGAAGAAAATTGGAAAGATATCGCAGTTAAGATGTCTGATACTGATATGCATCTAATGAATAAAAGAGCTATTATGCGAAACTTTGATAGCATTATGGAGAATCAAAATGGATGAGATTCCACAACGGGGTTTTGTTATTGCATCAGTTACTGAGTCAGAGCTAATGATGGCACAGGCGTTATGCTATTCAATTAAACAATCTAATCCCAAAGAGAGTGTTACGTTAGTAACTAACTTGGATGCAGACATTGTTGACGATGTCTTTGATACAGTTGTTCCATTCCCATTCAATAATACCGACATACTATCACACAAGATGTGGCAAATGTATTGGGCAACACCTTATGAGCATACTATAGTATTGGATCCCAAGTCTTTATTAAATTATCCTATGAATGAAACGTGGGAGTATTTAATGGATCATTACGACTTATCATTTATGAATAAGATGTGTAATTTCAGATATGAAGAACGAATTGTTGAAGAAGAAATTTATGAAAAAAATAAAATAGATTATGTTAATCCAAATATAATTTACTTTAAAAAGGATACACCAAACGCATTAGCATTTTTTAAAATGTATGATGTATATACAAAAAACTATCAATTGATTTACAAACAGTTTTTAAGAAAAGAAGACTATGATGACTACCTACAGCCAGAGCTACTATGTAGTTTAGCTATTAGTCATTTAGGTATATTTGATGATGTAGTACTACAGGATACTTTATTTCCTGTAATAGATATGCAGTTTGTTATTGGCAGTGAACTTAAAACTGAATGGACAAAGTATCTAAATGTTTGGTTAAACAAAGAAAATATCAAGATGCAAAATTTTATTTTTAATGGTTTAATGTTATATCATACAGCATCATTTATGACTGAAGACAATGTCGACATTTTAAAGGATAATTATTTTGAGCGAACAAGATAGTCAAACATGGTGGATTGAATTTCTTCCTGATAGTGGTAAAATTACCAGACTTAGCAGTAGAGAAATTATTCCAAAAGAAGACAGGCTACTACATGTATCAAGTAACACAGCATTAACTCAAGTAAGCTCTGGTCAACGAGTACGCAGAGATTTTAAAATCCAGTCTGGTTTCCTTTCCAATGACTGGATTTTAGTTGACAAATTGTCAGATGTTAGTATAGTGGATGAGAGGATTTGGTACAAGGTACCCGAAGCGGCATCTGCTGAAAATGCAATACATTTTGATCTATATCTAGATAATAATTTGCTACGTGCAACAGTAAACCGCGGAGTTCTAAGAAAAGTAATTAATGATGTATCATTACACACAGTTGCTAGTAATGACGAGTTTGTAATGGATGTATATTTAATACAAGACAATAATATGGATAATTTAATTCAAATTATTGAGATAGACAAGATGGAGTTACTCAAGAATGGTATAGTAGAAGTTGAAGTACCAGGACTGAGAAAATATGTAGAAACAAAAAGTATAAGTATATATGTTAGAAACATTGTGCAGACGTATAGTTTTGCTTATCGTGATTCTATAATTTATACTGACGATGTGTTGGAAAATAAACGCTGGTTACAAAGCAACCAACATAGTCATCAATCTCATATATTGTTTACAAATATAGATAACAAACTATATGTGAACAGTAAAATATCATCTAATGATAAACACTTATTTAGATCTAAGCCAACTTTTGATATATTAGTTTGTGATGGAACACCTGATAGACTTGTAGGTGATATATCTATACCAAGTGAAGAACTTTATAGCAATGACCAAGAGGTGGTTGTAGAACATGAATTAGACTGGCCTGAAGATCCATTATTAATTTATCGTAACAGAAACATAAACATAGCTTACAAGGAGACATGCAATGTCAACTAGTATCAACGAATTTGATATCGTATTCATCAGTTATGACGAGCCCAATGCTGATGAAAACTTTCAGGACCTACAAGAGAAGTGTCCATGGGCTAAACATAGTCATGGAGTAGAAGGTAGTGACGCTGCACACAAGGCTGCGGCTGATATGGCTGAGACTGACAGGTTCATTACTATTGATGCAGACAACATTGTACGTTCTGACTTCTTTAATGTTGAAGTAGATATGAATAAAATTGACGATCTAGATGTAATTAGTTGGGCAGGTAAAAATACTATTAACGGTCTAGTATACGGCAATGGCGGCATCAAGTGTTGGCCAAAGGATGTTGTTTACAATATGAAGACGCATGAGAGTGCGCCAGCAGATGACAAAAGAGCGCAAGTAGATTTTTGTTGGAACATCAACTATGTACAGATGAATAACATTTATTGTGATGTTATGAACAATGGTAGTCCACTACAAGCATGGCGTGCAGGCTTCCGTGAAGGTGTTAAGATGGGATTAGTTGACGGTGATGTTGTCGATCCTAAAAACATTTTAAAGATACATGGTAAAAACCTAAAGCGTATGTTGACATGGATGAGTGTTGGCGAAGATGTAACTAATGGACTATGGGCAGTATATGGTGCTCGCTTAGGTTGTTACATGACAAACGTGACACGAGAAGATTGGGACTGGCGCAATGTTAGAGATTTTGAATGGCTAAATGCTTTTTTCCGTGATAATGTTTATCCAGAATTTGATGGCGGCGATGAGCTATGCGTCCGCACAGGAATGAAATGGAACAAAGAACTATTACAAGAAAAGACATTGGACTTTGGCGTTAAGTTACGTCGAGACTTAAAACTTCCTATTGCTGACTTAGGCGTAGAGGGAAGTGAATTTTTTAAAGCGGTGTATATTAATCCAAGTAGACTTGCACCACAAGTACGAGAAGACAACGTAGAGGACTCGATCGAATAAATGAAAGTTACATTAAAAAGCTACACACAGCCTACAGAAGAATCAAAAGCAGAGGGACTAGACAACGTACAGGATCTAATAGCGTTTTGTGCAAAAGTATCTAACCCAGCTTCACAAATTAATAAAGAGACAAGCGAACGCTTAATTAAGTATCTAATTAAACACCAACACTGGTCTCCGTTAGAGATGGCAAACGCTGTAATGGAAATTGAAACAACACGTGACATTGCACACCAAATTGTACGTCATCGTAGTTTTGCTTTCCAGGAGTTTAGCCAACGTTATGCTAACCCTAGTGAGATGGGAGATCAATTTGTATTACGTGAAGCACGTTTCCAAGATGAAAAGAACAGACAAAACAGTGTAGAGATTTCTGAAAACAGTGTACTACACAATGAATGGAATATCAGACAACAAAAAGTAATTGATGCGGCGAAAGAAGCATACGATTGGGCGATCAATGAAGGCATTGCCAAAGAGCAAGCACGTGTTGTATTGCCGGAAGGTAATACCAAGACACGCCTGTATATGAACGGAACTATACGTAGTTGGGTACATTATATTGAACTACGTGGTGCTAACGGCACACAAAAAGAACATATGGAAATTGCGCATGCATGTGCAAAAGCCATTGCGGAGATATTCCCACTAGCTAAGGATCTATAATGCCTAAAGTTAAAGACCAGAACTGGCAATTAAACAATGCTGGCGGTAAGATTTTAAATCATGAAAACTTATCTACTATGCAAAACTTGCTCAACCAAACCGGTGCTGGATTTTGCTTGGCTAAATGGAAACAAGTAACTATTCATCTAGGAACAGGAATGACACACAGTTGTCACCATCCAAGCCCACATAAGATTCCACTAGAAGAACTTAAAGAAAATCCAAGTGCATTACACAATACTGAACAAAAGAAGCAAGCTAGACGAGAAATGCTACAAGGCGGTAAGCCTAAAGAGTGTGACTATTGTTGGCGAGTAGAGGATCAGGGAAGTTTTAGTGATCGCACAAACAAAAGTTTTGAGCCTTGGGCGATTAACAATCATGACAATGTTGCTGAACTAAATGGAGATGAGAATGTATTTCCAAGTTATCTAGAAGTTAGCTTTAGTAATGTGTGCAACCTCAAATGTACATACTGTGGACCAGAGTATAGTAGTAAGTGGGTAGAAGATATTAACCACAATGGTCCTGTGAAGCTAATGGAAGGTACTCCACATGAACAATGGAGCCATGGTTGGCAGGACATCAACATATACAAGAACAGAGAACAAAATCCTTATGTAGATGCATTTTGGGAATGGTGGCCTGAAGCATACAAGCACTTGCGAGTATTTCGTATCACTGGTGGCGAACCATTAATGAGCAAAGAGACATTCCGTATTTTGGATTGGTTTATTGACAATCCAAACCCAGAGATGGAACTCAGCATGAACAGCAACCTGAGTGTACCAGACAAACTATGGGATCGTTTTATTGAAAAGATTGACAAATTAAAAGACAGTGATAACATTAAAAGTATCACAGTGTTTACAAGTGTAGAGGGTTGGGGCAAACGTGCAGAGTATGCTCGTACTGGACTTGACTTCCATTTGTTACGCAAACGTTATGAGCAATTAGTTAGCATGGGTAACATACGTTGTGTTATCATGAGTACATATAATATTTTTAGCATCAGTAGTTTACAGTTACTATTGGAGTGGCAGTTAAAGTTACGTAAGAAATATAATACAAATCGTGCTCAAGCAATTATCAAAAGCGAGACTGGGTTTAGTAGTGAACAGTTTGGCAATAAGAACGATTATGATCCTAATTGGAAGCATACACACGTGGTGGGTATTGACATTCCTTATCTAAGACATCCTACATTCCTAGATGCAAGATACTGTACTACAGACTTGGTAGAGGACTATATGTTGCCTTGTTTGGATTATATGAACAACAACACCTGTGATGATCATTGGAGCCAACATAGAGGCTTTGAGGTACTTGAGTATGAGAAGTTTAAACGTATTGTTATGCACCGCATACATTGGATCAAGAAAAGTGAACCAGAACGAGACACACAGGTTGATGTCACCAGTCAGCGAGCAAAGTTTTATCAATTTGTAAATACAATGGACAAAAGGAATAACACAGATTTCCTTACTACGTTCCCTGAGTATGAACCATTTTATAAACAGTGTGAACAGGACTGGAGACATATTAATGAGCAATAGCGTAATAAGTTTTGGTGATAGTTTTATCTATGGACACGAAACAAACTACTTTAACTTTCGCAATGATCCTGGATTCAGCCAAGGCTTTGCTGAGGCTGTGGGCAAACCATTTGAGCTTGCTGATGATGGCAAGCATGTACGACTAACAGCAGTAGAAGTACAACACTGGTTCAAGTATCTAAAGTCATTGGATGACAATGAAAAGTATAACTGTAACAGTCACAGCATTGGCAATCAGTTAGCAAACACACTAGGCTGGAGTGCAAAAAACTTTGCACAGTGCGGTGCTAGTAATAATTACACAATGTATCGTGTAATAAAACATTTACATGAGATAACACCTGGAGACATTGTGCTGATTGGATTAACAAGTCCACACAGACGCAGTAGGTATGAATGTAATTATCAGCCTGAAATGACACACTTCACAAACATGAACTGGTTTATACAGGGTCATGAAGACGAGCCTACATACCGAGAGCTGGATGTAGAGCTTGGTAACGATCACACAGCCCTGGCTATACAGACGTTCAGCTATATGCAAAGCATTGTACAGTTGGCAGAGAACGCTGGAGCAAGTGTTGTGTTTGTAGATCCTTTCAATAACTTTGCCAAGGATCGCTATCACACTGGCAGTGTGTGGAGTTTTGTTAAAGATTGGCTGGAACGTCCACGAGATTATGCACATCACGATGTACTGGGCTTGTTGGATAAGTTTAATGCTGAACGTATGGCTCCTGGCATACCACAGGTGTTTGAGGATATGACTGATCCCAACCGTCCTATATATTGTCCTGGAGGACACTACAGCAAATACACATACAATCATTATGCCAATGAGGTATTGCTTCCTTACCTTAGAGAGAAAAATGTACTCACACAATCATAAAACCACAGACAAGAACACAGTTGCCATATTTGGTGCGCCCAGAAGCGGTAGTACGTTTGCTTTCCACAACTTAGTCACTGGATTAATACGAGAGTATCCTGGATACAATACTGAATTTAACAGACAAAGACGTGGTGGGGAACCATTTAGAGACACAGTTTGGGGCGGCAACAGCCTAGAAGATAACTGGCGAGACTTTCCAGACGACTATTGGATTGGTAAATTCCATCTACTGGATATGATTAATGCAGACAAAGCTGGCTTTGTGAACGATTTACTGGCAAATACTGGATATAAAATACTGTTGTTGCGCCGTAACTTGTGGGAAGGCAGCCTTAGTATGGCTATCAGCAGTGCAAAGAATCAGTGGATCAACAATTTAGACGACAGACAGATTGAATTAGACCCAGTGCATTTCAGAGACATGCTGGAGTTACAGCTACGCAATGTTAATCACATGTGGGGCGACAACGACTGGAATATCAGATACGATCAGTTCTGCTACACAGAAGAACTAACTGACAATCCAAGTCAGTGGTATCAACGAGCAACCGGCAAATGGTTGGATCAGATAGTCAATCACATAGAGAAGTCGCCTCCCAAAGAACAAATCATAACCAATATAAATGAGATGCGTGAGATATACCAACAACACCCCAAAGTTATACGTGGTGGTGAGGTTGAAGGCGATATAATCAACTATCGTTTGCCAGAAGGCAGTGAACAGTATGTTGTTACATACTGTCGTGGAGACCTGGGCAATCACTTCCTGTGGTTTGTTAATCAACACTTTGGTTATGACAGTCAGTTAACTGACACACCAGATCCAAACTGGATATGGGATCCACAACGAGACAGCTGGCAACAACACACATTTGGTAAATCAGTACGCAAGTTTGCCAGTAAACTAACCAAAAGCCAAGCACTATGGGGACTGACAGATCGCGAACAGCATGTGACTGGTACGGTACTCAACTTAGTATGGGATAACACTGATCCATCAGCAGTTGATTACTTTACACGCAGATACGCACACCTAGACTATGGAGAAGTGTTTCGCAACAACAACACCCGTAGACTACAAGCCAGACAGCAATTATCACTTGACATTGTGGACATAGACGTATATCGTTTACTTGTACTGGCTGACGCTGACGAATACAATCAGCTACTCAATATACTAGGAGTACCCGGTAGAGCAGACTGGCAACAAATGGTGGATACCATACAGGCACACGGATTAGATGAGTAAGTTTTGTTTATACGCATGGGAAGGCATCTACATAGCACCAACTGGAGAGTACAGTAGTTGTTGTGACATGACACCTGTGGGAGACTACACTGGCATTCGTGACTTTTATACAAGCCCTGAAATGAACCAACTGCGACAGCAGTTGCTCGAAGGCGATGAGCCTTCCGCTTGCGAGAGGTGCTGGCGTAAAGAAAGAGCCGGACTGCCCAGCAGTCGAACAAATATCAATAACAGTAAGCTCAACGTGCCCACGGCGGCACATCTCCAAGCGGCGTCAGCCGCTCCGAAAATCTCGATGTGGGATATTAGAGACAACAATTTATGCAACATGGCATGTAGAATGTGCGGTACCTTTTGCAGTAGTATGTGGAATCAGGAGGTACTCAGTAATCCTGATATAACTTTCCGCCACGCTATAGGGGATAGTACAGTGCTTCGTATACCGGATCCCAAGCACAAGGACCTGTTGAAAACCTTTAGTGACAATATAGACACAGTAAAAATGCTGTACTGGGCTGGCGGTGAACCGCTTATCAACCACACACACTGGCAGATATTGAACCAGTTGGTGGAGGCTGGACGTACTGATGTGCAGTTACGCTACAACACCAACATGCTAAAGCTGGACTATCAGGGGCAAAATGCCATAGACATGTGGAGAAAATTCACCGGTCACGTTGGCGTAACCGTTAGCATGGACTGTACAGGCGATCGTGCTGAGTATGCCCGACATGGAACACGCTGGACCACCCTGGCTGATAACATCAATCACTTGCTGGAATACTTCCGCGGAGGCACACACGTTAGTATAACCAGTAGCATATACACCATAGCTGCCCTGCCGGACACCCTAAAATGGCTTCACAGTCAGGGAGTAGAACGTATCATATACAGTAATGTATTGTACACACCAGAATACCTGTGTGTAGACATACTTCCAGTGGAGGTTAAACAGGATATATTAACTCGACTAGCACCCTATCAGAATGCTGATGATGGTTACAATCAGATAAAATATATGCTGGAACGTACTCCAGTGGATGTAGAACAACGTAGAGCTGACTTTGTGGAGTATACTCAACAAATAGATGCCAGTAGAGATCAGAGTGTACACACTGCATGTCCTGAATTAAGTGAATACATGCACACCTGGAGACAATAAATATGTTAGTACGTGTAGATCCACCAGTACAAGACATACTAGACTTCGCAGTACGTTGTGGTGAACTTGGTTATGGTAATAATGATAGTTTACACAGTATGAAGTATCAGTGGTGTAAAGATGTTGGTGGTGCTTGGTGGGCGGCATATCAGAACGGCAATATAGTTAGCATAGCTGGATGTCATCCATTCAGAGACGGATATCGTTTTGTATTCCGTGGAGCGCAAACTGTAGCACATCGTAGGGGATTAAGTAGAGATCACGCTAGTAGCATACCCTGGTGTGTACTAATGCCGGAACAGATAGCTTATTGTGGTGGAGTAGCAGAGATGAGTACTCCAGCATATATTACTACTAATGTTAGTCATGACAGTAGTGGAAAGATGAATAGAACACATCGTGTACTACATCATTTAAGTCACCGTGGTACAGTTGATTATGTGGGGGATGACACCATATACAATACACTACAGAGTGTGTGGAGATTAAACGTGGGAAGATATTATGAAACGCTGGTATAACAGACATCATTTACAGGATGCAGGAGTATCATACTTCCAGCATATGTGGGGAAGTTTACAACAGGCTGGAGTACAGTTCATCTTATTCTGGTTAAGCATAGTGCATGCCATCTTTCCGTTCATAGGAGACTGGCAATTATTGCGTATAGTGGTGAGACAAGCCATACAGCTACACAGCTTCGTACCTGATAGTCCAGTGTGGCGAGAGTTAAGAAGTGAACTGGAAAAAAAACCTGACAGCGACCAGTAAAAAAATCTGCGCTGCCAGATCATGCCCCCTACAACCATATAGCCCTTTTTTTGTCTGTCGCTACACTCACCCCTATTTTGAGGATTAAGAATTATGAAACAATTTATCGATATTTTAAATCACGGTTGCTGGATGCACACCAGTGGTACAACAGGAGCCAGTAAACCAGTCTGGCAGAGCCGGGATCGTATACTGGCCGCTAACGATGCCGCCAGAGACCTACAGGGTATAGACCGGCACAGCCGTGTGTTAACTGTGTGTGATATAGAACATGCCGGAGGCTTACTAGCACAGACACTACCAGCATATGAGATTGGTGCTCACACAGACATTGCAAAGTTCAACCCCCGAACATATATGACTGACATTCGTCTGTATACACACAGCCACTTGACACCACGTATGGCTCGTGCTATAATGAAGACTCGATCGTTTAAGGATCATTCACTCGTAGGGCGGACCATAACATGTGGTAGCGAACCAGTCACTAGTGACATCATACGGGCATTCACTGAACGTGGTGCCACCTTCATCGCTAACTGGGGGATGACTGAGTGTGGACCCGTAGCCATCAGTCAGGTATATGATAGGCATACTGACATAGTGGATGATGTCCGTGGGTTAACCGTTATGGGAGACCAGACATTCGTTGACTGGACTACGGCTGAAGGCCAGTTGTGGGTACGTGGAGACATATGTAGCTATACTGGATGGTATCCCACTGGCGATCGTGTAG